GGACGTCCTTACCGTCGGGAATCCTTAAACAAACTGGCGGCGAACCCTTAAGCGCTACCGAACTGGCCGATATCGGCGCGGCGTTTAACCAGGCGCGCATGACGTCACAAACAGCTGTGCTCAACGAGTTTTTAACGTATGAACCGAGCAATGCGACTCCAGACAAAATGCTGATGATAGAAAGCGCACAGTACAGCGCGCTTGACCTTGCCAGGCTGTGCGGAATCCCGCCATATCTTGTCGGCGTTGCTACTGGCTCTTACGCCTACACGTCGAGCGAGCAATCACGCGCCGACCTATACATTTTTGGCGTAAAACCCTACGCTGAATGCATTGCTAGCACCCTTAGCCAAAACAACGTTTTGCCACGCGGCACCTACGTTAAATTTAACGCAAAAAATTATTTAGAAGAAAACTACGTCGCTGACGCTTTGTCGCCAGATGACGAAAATACCCAGGAGGATTTAGCATGATTAGAGTTACCGCCAGCACCTTTACAGTTGACGCAGCTGCACCTGACGGCTCAACAACCCGCACCATTACAGGCATTGCAGTGCCATACAACGTTGCAGCAAACGCCAGCGGCACCGAAGTCATGTTCCTACGCGGCAGCCTGCCAGTTGAGGGCAAAGCACCAAAACTGTATATGCAACACGACGCTGGTCAGGCTATTGGCCTGGTCACTGAGCGCACCGACGACGAAGAAAACATGTACTTTTCAGCAAAGGTTAGTGCCACAGAATTAGGCGACGAAGCCTTAATTTTGGCAGCCGACGGCGTACTAGACAGCGTCTCAGTAGGCGTCAACCCGACCAAATTCAGCTACAACCAAGACGGCGTAATGGTCGTAGAGGCGGCAGAATGGTTAGAGCTCTCGCTGGTTAGTCAGCCGGCATTTGCCGAGGCAATAATTACTAAAGTTGCTGCAAGTTCCGATACAAGCCCCGAAGAAATGTGTAATACTGAATTAGAAGACCCGACAACGGAAACAGAACTACCGGAGGAACCCGAAGTGGCCGAACAAAACGCACCTGAAGTTATCGAAGCAAGCGCACCTAAATTGTTTGCGCAAGCAAAACGTACTTTTGACATGCCCACCGCTGGCGAGTATCTCGCAGCAATGCATATCGGCGGCGAAACATTTCGCAACGTAGCAGCAGCCGCACGCGATTTCGCACTGTCAAAGCAGAGCGCATTGCAGGCCGCAGCAGGTGACGTACTCACAACTGACACACCAGGTCTTTTGCCAACACCAGTGCTCGGGCCAGTGTTCGACGACTTAAACTACATTCGCCCAGTTGTCGCAGCTGTCGGCGCTCGCGCAATGCCAGACGGCGGCAACCAAAAAACGTTTATCCGCCCAACGTGGACGACACACACAAACGTAGGCTCACAGACAACTGAACTAACCGCAGTAACGGCACGCACACCTGTTATTGCCTCAAACGTGGTCAGCAAAACCACTTTGGCTGGACAGGTCACCTTGTCTGTACAAGATGTTGACTTTACGTCACCAGCAGCGCTTGACATCATCTTGCGCGACCTTGTAGGTCAGTACATGATTCAATCCGACGCTGTGGCCTGTGCTGCAATTCTTGGCGGCGACACCGCGTCGGGCTCGACATGGACAGTAACTGCTAACGACCCAACGACGCTTATCGCAGGACTTTATGACGCAGCAACAGACATTCTTGCTGCAACAAACTTCTTGCCAGACCACATTTTCGTGTCACCTGACGTTTGGAAAAAATTGGGCAGCCAACTTGACTCAAACAAGCAACCAATTTTCCCATACACCGGCGTTGCAGGTCTTATGGGCGTAAACGGTTTGGGCAGTGCAAACATTACCCAATTCAACACGTTTAACCCACTGGGCCTGAACTTGGTTGTTGACCGCGCATTTGCAGACAACACAATGGTTGTAGCTCGCGGCTCAGCTATCGAGTTCTACGAATCTGTGCAGGGCATTATGACCCGCGAAGACCCAGCTACTCTCGGCAAAGTATTCAGCTACTACGGCTACGTTGCCACGTTCATTGCCGATGGTGACCAAGTAAAAGCCATTGCAATCGCCTAACTAGAAAGGCGGCACAGCTGTGGCTGTTTACAAAACCCAGGGCAAACAACTGCTAGACAACTACGCAGTTATACAAACGCTGGAACCCACAGAAATAGTTGTGGGCCAGCCGGTAACAATCGGCAGTGTAGGTGCACCGTTCAACGGCACGTTTACTGTGCTCGACATACCGCTGTATGAATACATTGGCGTTGACACCGCGTCAGGTGCACTGTTATTTAACGCAAACGTCGCTAGAGAAAACCAAGTGTTGTTTGCTTGCACAGGCGCCAATGTTGAGTACACCGTTGTTTATACCGGCACCGTTACTTACACCCAGAGCTGCACCTGGGTAACAACTGCTGCGCTAGAAACCTATTTAGGCATAGATATTGCCGACCCATCTGACGATTACACGCTGCTGACGCAGGCCCGCAACGCTGGCAACGATTTTGCGTACCGTCGCAGGCAAGAATCAGGCTACGCAGACAGTTTGACCACTTCACCTGGGCACGACGTCACTCTAGGCACGCTCATGTATTCAGCGGCCTTGTGGCGCAGTCGAGGGAGCACCCAAGATACTTTTGCAACCTTTGACGGCATGGGACAGGCAAACGTCAATGCGATGACGCCAGTTATTAAGCAGCTGCTAGGCATTGACCGCCCGCAGGTTGCCTAATGGCTTACACAGACCTATTTAACGAGGCGATAGCCGACGTGACAGCCACACTGCAAGCCGTTACAGGCCTGCGCGTTGTAAACGATGCAACAAAAATTGTGCCTAACTGTGTGTTTCTTGACGCGCCTAGTTTTGAGACCATTGCCGGCAAAGGCAACATTGTGCGCATGACTTTTCCAGTCAAGGTCATCGGCACAGGCCCCGCAGGCCTGCCAGTGCTACAGAAACTATTAAGCATTGCCGCCAGCGTGCTGGCAAGCCCAATTATTGTCATGTCAGGCCAGCCAGGTGCAATCGAAATGGGCGGCGCAACCTACCCTTGCTACAACTTGCAAATGGCTTTACAAGCACAGACAACATAAAAGTGTTACTCTTAACCCATAACGAAGTGTTGCTACAGGAGACAAAATGCCTACTTCCACATATCTAACAAACCCAACAGTAAACCTTTCACCTACAACTGGCGGCGCAGCTGTTGATTTAACTGACCAGTGCCGTAGCGCGACCATCACTCTTGGCGTTGACAGCTTAGAGAGCACCGCGTTTGGCGATACTGGTCACCGTTTTGTGCCTGGCTTGCAGACCGTAGAAGTAGAGCTAGAAATGTACCTGTCGTATGGCGCTAGCGAAGTTGAAGCAACCCTGTTTGCAAACTTAGGCACCGGCACAACACAACTTGTCATTAGCCCGTCTGGAACTACAGAGAGCACTTCTAACCCTGAGTACACAATTATTAACATGCAGCTTGTCAACTTCACACCTATTGCTGGCACTGTAGGCGAACTCAGCATGGTGACCGCGTCGTTTGTGGGCGGAACCTACACGCGCGATATTACTTCCCCATAACTAACCCGACGCAAGGCGGCAGACATGCAAATAACAATGAGATTAGACACCGGCAACGGCCCGTACGAGGTAACAACAAACCTTTGGTGCGCTGTGCAATGGGAACGCAAATATAAACGCAAAATGTCAGACCTGGCGCAAGGCATCGGCGCGGAAGACCTGGCCTATCTTGCATTTGAGGCCAGCAAACTACACGGCATTATGGTGCCAGTTGTCTTTGACGATTTTATTAAAAAACTTGTTGCAATGCCTGAAGTTGTAGAGCAGGAAGACGTAAACCCTACACAAGCGGCCACCGACTAGCTCTTTGTCATTTGTTGATAGAGACAGGTTTCTGGCCGCCAAACATAGAGTTTCTCACGTCTGACCTAAACACTTGCATTAGTATTATGAACAAGGCAAGGCGCAAGGCATGACAGCAACCATTGACACACAACTTGTGGGCATTCGAGAGGCTGTGGCTGCGCTCAACAAAATTGAGCCTGGGCTACGTAAGCAGTTTGCAGCAGAGTTGAATCAGATAGCCCAGCCCGCAATACAAGCTGCACAGTCGCGCTACTCATCTGTAGGCGTGCCTTTGTCTGGCATGTCTCAACCCTGGTCTAACAATGGGCGTAAACTGTTCCCATACGACCCTGCAAAGGCGTCTAAGGGCGTCAAAGTCAAATTAGACACAAGGCGCAACAACAACGGCGTAATCACGATTCAGCAGACTGACGCGGCGACCGGCATATTTGAGACAGCGGGCCGACGCACCAGCAACAACTTGGCAACCAATCTAGGCAACACGCCAGGGCAAGGCCGCACCCGCATTTTTGGGCCTGCCGTTTACAGTCAGATACGCGCGATTACAGTTGAGATAGAGCGCGCGGCGTTGCGCGTCGTTAACAAGGTCAACAGGGAAATGCGATGATTTCAATACCCATTATCAGCGATTTTAACGACAAGGGCATTAAAAGTGCTATCCGCGAATTTAAGCAACTGGAGACCGTCGGGCAAAAAGCCCAATTTGCCATTAAAAAGGCTGCTGTACCCGCCGCAGCGGCACTAGGCGCTGTGACTGCCATTATTGGCGACAGCGTAAAAGCAGCGATAGAAGACGAAGCTGCACAAGCGAGCCTTGCTCGACAAATTAAAGCAAGCTCTAATGCAACTGACGCGCAGGTTAAGTCTGTTGAAGCCTTTATTTCTAGTTTGGCAAAAAGCGCGGCCATTTCAGATGACGAAGCGCGACCAGCATTCCAAAAATTAATCGTTGCCACAAAAGACGTCACAAAAGCCACAGACTTAATGAACCTGGCCACTGACGTAGCCGCAGCGACCGGTAAGCCGTTAGTTGACGTCACAGACGCGCTAGCCAAAGCCTACGCAGGCAACATGAAAGGCCTAAACAGTCTAAGCCCAGAAATTAAGGGCATGATCAAAGACGGCGCAACGCTTGCTGAAGTGCAGGCCGTGTTGACTAAAAACTTTGGTGGTGCCGGCGAAGCGGCAGCAAACACCGCAGCAGGCGGCATGAAAAAACTAGGCATTGCCTTCAACGAAACAAAAGAATCAATAGGCGCAGCCTTTTTGCCAATCATGTTAAAACTGCAACCAGTGCTCGAAAAGTTTGCTACCTGGGCACAAGAAAACCCAGACTTATTAGCAGCTGTCATTGCCGGCATGGGCATTTTGGCTGCGTCAATTCTCGCTGTAAACGCGGCCATGCTGTTAAACCCTGCTGTCGCAATTACTGCTGGCATCATTGCGTTAGGCGTTGCCATTGTTGCGGCATACAAAAAGTTTGAGGGATTCAGAGAAGTAGTGCGCACCGTAGTTAACTTTGTTGCCGCGTATGTCGAGGGCATGGCAAACGGTTTTATCAAGGCAATCAACATTGTTATTGCCGGCATAAACCTGTTAAAGCCAGGCAAAGACATCAAAGCGTTGCAAGAAATAACTATTGGTCGTATGTCTGAGCCAGTAGCGCCAAGCGACCCAGGGCGAAACGGCAGTGCAAACGCTGTAGAGCGTGACAACAACGTAAACATTAACGTTTATGGCGGCGACCCTAACCAAGTTGTTGAGGCCTTGCGCTCGTACATGCGTCAAAACGGCAGCGTGCCAATCAAGGTCAGCAATATCTTCTAATGGCAATAGTCCAATACCAAGTAGAAGTAGGCGCGAGTTACGCAACCCTGACAACTGTTGTCAGCAACGTGCAAAACGTGTCTTTGACTTATGGCAGGCAAAAGCCTTTAGACGCTTACAGCGCCAATACAGCAAACGTTGTTTTGCGTTACCCGACTGGCTACGCAAGCCCAAACGCGCTTTTTGTTACAGGCACCTGGATACGCATTTCTGTAAGGCTTGGCACGTCTGGCACATTTCGCCAGTTGTTTGTAGGTCGCATAACTGACGCAATAGTGCAGTACGGCATACCGTATGCCGGAGGCGTCGGCAACGCAGACTTTGTAACACTGACCTGCGAGGGCAACTTTGCAGAGTTTGGTCGAGTGCAAGGCAACAGTTACGCAATGACCGCCAGCACGTTAAGCGGCCAGGCAGGCCAATGCGCAACACAAACAGGCTTAAATGTCAGCACTAACAGTACGTTTGGCGGTACACAAGCATTCCCAGCCACAACGATCAGCAGCACCTGGGGCGACTGGGTAAACAGAGCTGTGCTCACAATGAACGGCAAACTCATTGACATCAGCGACGGCATTTTCATGGTCAATGCCTATTACAAAATTGCAGGTTTTTACGGCAATTTCAGTGACACAACAAACGACGCCAGCAACCACATTTTTGAGCAAATATCGTTTAGCAGCTTGGCAGACAGTTTTTATACACAGGTAACTGTTGACCCAGAATCTTTCGGCGAAGCCACAGTTTCAACAGGCGTAGCACCTTTTCGCACCTATTTGGTCAACACGCTAAACAACTCAACAAGCCAGGCCACAGACTTTGCTAACTATCTGCTATCTACCTACAGCACAGCAACACAACGCATTCTCAGCGTGACTTGCAACCTAAGCGCACAAAATGGCGATATACCGTCGTACAGCATGGGCGAAATTGGCTCTACTGTGACTGTGACATTTCGAGGCACCGTGTTTAACTGTGTGCTAGAGGGCGCAACTTTTAGCGGCAATCCCGAACAGGCCAGCGCCACATTTTATTTGAG